GTGTACAAGGGCAAAATGTTTCGAGCGCACTCTCGCGCCACGCCTGCTTTAAGCATGTCGTTGTAAAGCGAGTGAAGCTCGCAATCGACCTTGTAGATGCGGTCCCTAAACAGTGCCACGAGACCAGTATCTAATTCTTCAGTACTGGACTGTCGATTCTTCTCCGCTTGTTTCCTGATTGAAAATTCTGAAGGCTGATCATGAACGCCACTAATTACCTCAAAAGGATTGCAGTAACGTTGCGACAGTTCCTGGAAACACAGCGATTTATGACGGATCAGCTGAGCCGAAATTGCCCTGGAGGTGACAATCTCGAAACTAGCGTTCGCCTGCTCAAGAACAGACCAGTGTCCATGCTTGATGCAGTAAGAAAGAAGTCGGGCGTACTCTTCCCTTTCGGGATCTGAAGTGGATACACGAGCATGTTTTGCTATGACACGCTCAGCATCAGGTGTAATCCAATCAAGTTTTGCAGTATGCATGCCCGTGACTTATCTCGGGCCAGATTAACTCAACTACGCGGGAAAGTCTGTTGATACCGGAGTCTCTTAGTTAACTCTTGTGGATTACTTACAGCACGCACCATGTCAGATGGTTTCATACCAAGTGCCATGCCCGCTAAGCGAGTAGGCTGCATCTGTTCACTTTTTAACATTGGTAGGCTCGGTGTAAGTTAAGTCGTCGCCTGTCCTGTAATCAACAAGAGGCATCTGCGAGTCAGCAGTGCGGTTGTTATAGAAGTTTTGCTGAGGCATCAGAGTCAAAGCTTTGACGTTCTGACGCATCACTGGGTCATAACTGTTGGTCTCTTCCATAACGTACTGCTCGGGACTCATGTCCACGGGGCGTTCTGGAAGAGGCATCTGCTGGTGGTTATAACCAGCTGGGCCAGTAACATCAGGAGATTTAGTGATGTTGCCTTGTGCATAAGGCAGCGCATCCACGGGGGTCCGGGCATAGGACCCGTGGTCGATGTTGTATTGAGCGAAAATCCGATTGATATCATCCGTATAAGCCGCTCGTCGAGCGGAAATACTGATGTTGTCGTTCATATAAGACGCTGGACTAGCCATCGCCATACCTAGTGGTTTAAGACCAGGCATCGGGCCAAGTCCACCAGGTCGCTGGAGAAAGTTTTGTTGTTCCATGAAATTAGTTTAACTACGTTTTGGTTGTTTCTCTCGGTTTGTCTTTCTATCGACTACCCGAAGATTCGAAGGGCTGTTGTTCTCCGGGTTGAAGTCTTTGTGATCGACTTCTTTTCCGTCTCGTTTAGATACTCGGCCAGACCTTTCAAGATGTCTACGAGCCTTGTTACGCGCAGCACGACGTTTCTTTTGGCTTTCTTTAGCGTGATAATCATTGTATTCTTTTTTATAGTCGCGGTTAGCCATGTAACAAGTCTAATTGTTACTACTCACTTTTTTCAAAGTACTCATCACGCATCTTTTCGCCTGACTCCCGGCACCATTCTTCCCAAAGACCTGTAAACAAACCGTTTGTGCGACCTGATCTCTGATACAGAAAATCGATAAACAGAGCTTTACGATTTTCTTGTTCAGCGTTCCAAGTCTCGAAGATGTTGGCGTAAGTCAAGGCTTTGCTTTGATGTACCATCCAGAACTGTAGCCTCTTTCGAGCATCCAACGAGGTCCCAAATGAGTTTTTGAATATTCGACATACTCTCCATCGTCCGACCGATAGACACCTTCTACCAAGTCCAGACGACCAAGAGGATCGTGAACGATGATACTTTCACCATCTTTCGTTATGCCCACAGCTGTAATCCAGTGACCTGAACCAGACGGATTAGCTACAGGCCCATTATTTAAGATCCCAAGCGGAACAGGTACACCGTCTCTAAGTAGCGCTTCGATGTCGTCCCAACCACCATCCTGGCGAAACTCTGCGTGAAGTCCGAACTCTTCTAATGCTTTTATCTGTACCCAAGCTTCAGTGGTGTCCCCCAGTAAAAACACTGTTTCGATGTAATCATCGTCTGAGTTAATTGCCTCAGGTATCAGACCTTTTAAAAGCATCGCAGAACTGCTGCTAAAACAGGTTCTGTTAGGTGCAATTTTGTTATCTCTCTGAGAGAAATACGGAACAGAAAGTCGTACTTCGACCTTTGTTTCTGCAAAAAGTTCAGGAGGCAAATCGTTAATTATTTTCCAATGAGGATCGTAAAAGTACCAAGTAGATGAAGGATTCTGAAGTAAACGAACCTCCTTATGTTTTTCTCCTGCTGTCATTGTTATAGAAGTCCACTCCCACGCACTACCTTTTTGGACGAATAATTTCTCTTCCGGTTTAAGAAGAGAAGAATCAACAGGTCTTTTCTTCAACCAAGTATCGTGTTTGCACAAAATAGACTGACCCAAGAGAGGGTGTTTCTCAGGTTTGCTTAAAAATAATTTTTTCTCAGCTTCTCTTCTTCTTACTAGTCCGGGTATCACATTGCCGTTTCCGTCATGAACCCAACGAACAAACTCCATGGCTACTTCTTTCTTGCTCCTACCTTCGTTCAAAAGACGAAGCAAAGTAGAGTTTTTAAACGCTTCAGTGCCTACGTTGTAAGTAAAAGAAACAAGGGCGTCATACTCACACTGATTTAAAGGAACTTTGGATAAATTTTTCACCGTTGAAGCGTACCTAGTAACATCGTCCTCAAGCAAGTTATTCGCTTGCTCCTCTGTTATCTGAAGATTTTTCGTGACACTTGGGCCTGTGTGTCCGTAGCCAATGGTCAAAACTCCAACGCTATCCACGTAGCTTTTAAGGCGCAAGCCTTCGAAGTGCTTGATTAAGTTCAAGCCGTTTTGACTGAGCCCAACCATAACGGCCATGGGGGCAACTACCTGCATCAGGTTCACATTATTTCTCCTTGTTGCCGGTGACAACAAAGTAAACGATAAAAACTAAGAAAAAAATTCTATATACAGCGCCATACAAAGAATATAAATTTCTAAGATTATCTGAAGAAAAATCCCAAAAAAATGCCGCAGTTATACCAGGGCTACTCGCAAGAAGAGCCGCTTGGAACTGTCGAATCAACTTCGTATTTTTCACACTTTTTCACAAGTTCCTCTGTCGAGACGTAATAAGACGATGAAGTTTTACCAGACTCACAGAGAGCCTGGTAGATCTTCTTGGCAATATCGCACTCAGACTGAGATGGTTCAGCCATCAGAATACCACTGATGACTGAATATTAATCACGCAGCTGTGTAAGTGACTCTATAAACACAAGGAGAACGGTCAGTTTTCTCGATATACAGATAGTTCTCGATAGATGCGCCCACACTGAAGGTGAAAGAAACATCAGTCCTGTTCGAGATTTTAGGAGCGTTCACTTCTCCTAAGATCGTGCCGTCCACACCGCTCATGACGAACACACGCTTCACAGCGCTGGAACCGGCTTGAAGAGTGACAGTGCCTGTGCCAGTTGTGCTCGAAGTTACGCCATGACGGTCAGCACGCTTAAAAGTGCCTTCGCTGGTGTTTTCGACTGTGTTGTTGACGGTGACATTGCCGCCATCGTCACTGCGATACTGCTGAAAGCGAGTGATGCCCGTAGGAGCAGCACCTAACTCGCGGTTGAAAGTTACTTCTGCCACGGGGGTAAAAACATCTTTAATTTAATTTTAGCGTGAACGATCTTTAGAATATAAATAACAATCCAAAACAACATGGCAGGCAAAAGAGACTTGGATACCGCTCGCACCTGGGGGCGGGAAATATTGAAAACCCACGAGCTTCAAAAGTTTGACTACATCGATACTGACGGCATCATTCCTCTTGTAGACGTTACGGAAATCAACGCCGAAGCTCAACCAAAAAAACTTTCGATTAGTGGAGTCATGCACTCCGCCATTCAAGACAACATCGTTGCAGCTGCAGGAGCTTCATTTGCTTTCGACGGTGATCTTGAGTTTGCAGGTGGTATTAACCTAAACAACACCGCAAGTGGAATCTATACTTTCTATGGAACATCTGGCAAGGATGCGTCTATCGTATTAAATTGCGAAGTAAATTCGCATGGTGTTACTTTGAAATCGCCTCCACACTCAGCAGGCGCTACGTGGACATGGGTGTTACCTGAAAGTCAAGGAACTGCAGGACAAGCTCTGAGAAACGACGGCAGCGGAAATCTCTACTGGGGTTAATGTGGGCAACACCAACAGCTACAACAAAATCAACGCACTTACGTACGAAATCATTCAGTTTGTGCTGATATTTCAGCCAAAGTTGATTCTGAACCCTTGGATCAAAAGAACCCTGGAATGGTGTCGCGTTGACTGGATCGACTTCCGTGCAGAAGTCACAATGAGCCAGGTAGACGATCAGATAGATGAGCTACATAGCATATGGGAAGCTGAGGAAGCCGAAGATTTCGACCCTGTTTTCCTAGAAAATTTTTCAGACGGATCTATGCGCCTTACTTCTTCTTTCGTTTATAAGAACGAGCCTTCTTCTTCGCACGAACGCAGTTAGGGACCATTCGATCGCCTTTCTTTTTCATGCCTTCTTGAACGTAGCCGTCCCAGCAGGGTCCTTGCTTAGCCATTTTTAGATGCTTTGTACGTCCGAGCTTTTTTGCCAGCCCGTTTGGCTTTTTCAGTGTTGGCTACGTGAGTGTTTACTGGTTTACCTCGTGTAGCTCGCTTCTTTTTTTCATCCGTTGCGCGTCGTTCCTCCTTAGACATAGAAGCCCACGCTGACTTGGGTAAGTAGCGCTCTGTTCTTCCTTTTTCACGCGCTCTGTCAGCCACCGTGGTACAGCTTTTTAGATATTTTACGTGCTTTTTTCAGTAGTTTCTGAGCTTCTTCACGGCTCATGCATTCCTGAGCCTTTTGAGCGATTTTCACCAACTTCAATTTCTTTTTTATCAACCTCATTTTTTCTTTTTCTCGTACTCTTCCCTGGTCTGCCAATCTTCTTTACTCCATTTCGAAAGTTTGTTCTTACTTGATTTTTTACCTTCATATTTTCCACCCATTTCTTTATAATATTTTGTCGCTAACTGCATAGCACGCGCAGAGTGACCTCCCATTTTTTTGCGGGCTTTGGCTTTAGCTCTTGCCCACTTTTCAGGGTGCTTTTTCTTAGCAGTTTCAGCCATGAGAAAGCGCAGTCACACCTCTGCTAATTATACAACTGACTAGAATTAAATAAATTAAATATGATCATGGCTGAAGAAGAGGACAACAAGCGCTCTTATGAGTGGTTGGCGGAATTTGTCAAAGTGTCGGTGCTCACTTGGAGTGCAGCTTTACTGACACTTTCGTACATGGGATATTTTCAAAAAATGGATCCCACTTTTATCGCCAGTATTTTCAGCGGATCTTTAGCTGGTTACGGAATTAGTCGTGCAGTAGACAATAACACTAAGACAAAAAAACCTAAACTAGAAGAGTCAGACAACACAAGAACAAAGCCGTGAAAACACTAAAATGGCTGCTATTACTGAGCTTTTTAACTCCTTCTGCAGGTCTTGCGCAGCAAGCAGCAGGGTTTTCTCAAGGCTCCATGCACTCGACGACAACCACAGAGCAAACAATCGAGGAGACGATTGCGATCGAACGCTTTGGAAGCAAGCTCGAATCTTGGTCAGGCACAAACGTTACACCGAGTGCAGAGATCAACAACACGTCGACAACATACTCGATTCACACAGCGGGAGACGAGTTTCAGCTAGAAATCATATCTCGCGCAGCGGGTATCGTCGAAACCGAAGACATCACGAGAACAATCGATACCACCTCTACTACTACGTCCTTGTCGGTCTTCTCCAAATAATTTCATTCTCTAGTCCCGTAAAAGCTCAAACTTCTGACGGGACTACAGTTATCGCTAATCCACAGGCATCTTCTACAGGTTCAGTAACAAATAGTGCGGTACAAATCAATCAAGGATCTTACAGCACTCAAGGACTCGGAAGCGGCCATTACTGCAATTCGGGCACTCTGGTGTTTACACCTTTTTATCTTGGCGGCGATTTTCAGCCGCAGTACTCCAGAAGTCAAAGTTATGGTGCTCAAATCAGTTTTAGCGTCCCGTTAGACGGATCTATAACTGAAATTTGTAAGGAACTAGGACTCAAAAGAATACAGAAGGAACGTGTAGATATACTCCTCCCCGATCGTGACTGGGAAAC